CTTGCCCTTCGCAAATGGAAATGTTAATTATGGCACACAAAGGCAAAGGCTCCTGCAAAGGAGGAAAAGGCGGAAAGAAGGGGTATAGATAATGTCTCAACCCACCCGTTGCATTATTGATAATTTTTTACCTGAAAGAGACTTAAAAGAAATAGAGCGCGTTCTCTATGACCAAGAGTTTCCTTGGTATACTATGAACGGTGTTGTATATGAAGGTGATAAAGATAAAAGATTGGCTCATTTTTTATATGAAGAAAATGATACTGATAAATATTATCCACTATTTTTACCTATATATAACGAACTAAGAGCTGAGTTTATTTTAAAAGCTAAGATTAATTTAGATTTAAGAGATAACAAAACTTACACCTATCATATAGATAATTATTTATTTAAAGAATACAATCCATTGTTTTTTACAGGTATCTTTAATTTTACTGATTGCAATGGTGGTACTAAATTTAAAGAAGACGGTAAATTTATACAATCTAAAAGAAACCGCATGGTCATATTTAGTTCTTGTCTTGAACATGCTGGTGTATGCCCAACTGACGAGTATTTTAGATATGGTTTAAACATTAACTGGATAAGTCAAAAACCAGTTAGAGGCGTCAAATTCTAAGGTACAAACATACCTAAACAAAATTACAACCCCCTTACAGGCGATTCTGAAGGGACTATTTTTACTAAAATTTAAAAAAAATGGCTAAAAGAGGATTATACGCAAACATCCACGCCAAACGTCTAAGAATCAAAAAAGGTTCTGGCGAGAAGATGAGAAAACCCGGAGCAAAAGGAGCTCCTACTGCTGCAAACTTTAAGCGTGCAGCTAAAACAGCAAAACGATGAAAAAGAAAGCAACTGAAGACCAGTTTAACGAGTTGCATAATTTAGTTACTAAAGAGTTCCTCACCCGTATAAAATCAGGCGAAGCAACTACACAGGATTTAAAAGCAGCTTGTGATTGGTTGAAAGCTAATGATATTAGCGGAGTTGCTTACAATGGTAATCCTTTAGAAAAACTTGCAAAGGTTATGCCTACCGTTGACCCAGAATTAGTACAGGCAAAGCTCTATGGCAAAAACCTCTGAATACTATAAATCCAACCCAAAAGCTAAAGCTAAAAGGCTAAAGCAACAAAAAAGATACAACAAAACTAAAAAGGGATTAGCCCTACGTGTTAATGCAAATAGACTTAATCGACAACTTGGTACCTACGGAAATGGTGATGGGCAAGACGCTGCTCACTATTCGGGGAGTACTACCAAGGGCAGACTCCAAAGTCCATCCAAAAACAGGAAAAGCAGACTCAAAATACGTAAATGACCCCATTACTACCTAGTCCAAAACATTACTTACACAATTTAATAACCATGACAAGTTCAGATTCTAAAAGGCTCTGGAGAAGAGCTGTAAAAGAGCACTTTAATTGTACATGCGTTTATTGCGGAAAAACTTATGATTTTAACGAACTTACTCTCGATCATGTCAAACCTCGTTGCAAAGGTGGGCAAGATCTTACACGAAACGTTGTTTGCGCGTGCAGAAAATGCAATGCGGACAAAGGTAGTAGTCATTGGCTTGGATGGATGCGAAAGGCATTTGGACTCCAGCCACTTCGAGAATTAATTATTCATCAACACATTATTAAAGGAACCTAAACAATGAGAAGAGGATCTTCAACAATGGCTCTCAAGAAAAAGAGAGACAAAGATTTTAAAGGTGTTGCAACAAAGCAAGCATCAAAAAAATACGAACAAAACAGAAAGGGCGAAAGTACACCTACAAAAACCACTACTAAAAAACTTAGTGCTAAAGAAAGAGCTCAAGCAGCAGCTAAAGCTAGAATCGCTGCTAAGAAAGCAGGCACATACAAAAAGCCTATGACTGCAAAAGAGTTAGCTAAGAAAAGACTAAAAATTAAAAAGTAAAGACTAATGGCGATAGATACCATAATCGCTAAAGCTCTTGGCGGAGGTAAACTTGCTAAGACTCAATACGTAAAGTCTGCACTAAGCAAACAAGGTATGCGTAAGAATTTAAAAGCTTACGGGTATAGAGCACGTGAACTAAATCCTGAGATTACACCTAAACAGATAACGCAACAATATGATGCGGAGTTTGGGAAAGGGGCACGTACTTGGCAAGGTGAAGAGCAAATGTTTGTTAGTGGGGGTTCTACTCCTACTAAACAGACTGACATTTCTTTA